TTTGAATGTGTAGTCCCTTAATAGCTCTATAATCAGCCATTATTTATCCTTCAGTAGCCAGCCTTGAGTACTATCTGTAAATACCAATGTAAAGGCAGCTCTTTCTGTTGCTACTGTTAAGTCATCTGTTGATGCATGAATTTTTTCTGAACCATTGGCAGCAATTGTAATATTGTTAGTATCAGCTGGTCCTGCATAATCTATAATCGAAACTTCATCGCCAATTGTTCCTGCAGGAAGCGTAATTGTAATTGCTGCAGAAGTTGTATTAACAAAAACACCTTGTCCTGCTGATGCAGTAAAGTTTCCTGTTTTAACAGCTTGCCAAGAAGTTCCACCACCAATATAGGTTTTAACTCTAGCAGCAGTCGTTTTTCTATTAGTTCCACCTGCTCCATCATCTATTATAAATAAATCTGCATCTACGATGTCTGCACCAATATCGGTAGCACCATCTATATCTAAACCAGCTATGTTAAATCCACCCGCAGCGGTTGCTAACGTTCCTGCGAAGGTAGCGTTTGCACCACTAAAAGTTAAAGCTGTTGTTCCAGAAGAACTTGATTTAATAACTAATTGTGTGCCTGAATTTGTAAATGTTCCAAATAATGTTCCACCATCTTTTAAAAAGATATCGGCGCCATCGGCGTCTAAAACGATATCTGTACCCGCATCAATCGTTGCAACTGCAGAAGAAGAAATAGTTAAATCAGTTCCGTCACCTTCAATTTTTTCACCATCGTCACCAAATACTAATCCAACATTATTTGGTAAATTGACATCAGCCGTTGCTGTTAATGCAATATCTGCTCCTGAAGTAATCGTTAAATCTGTACTATCCCCTTCAATTTTTTCACCACTACCAAATGTAATTCCAACGTTTGCTGGAATGACTACATCAGTTGTAGCTGTTAAATTAAGAGCAGCGCTTGAAGCAATTGTTAAATCTGTGCCATCGCCTTCGATTTTTTCTCCATCATCACCAAACGTTACACCAATGCCGGACCCAATATTTATATCTCCACCTGAACCAACAACAAATGTAATGTCTGTGCCATCCCCTGATACATATTCTTCAGCGGCACCAATCATGAATTTTTTACCAGATGCTAATAAGAATGCTGAAACATCACCGTCAAATCTTGCAACTTCTGTTCCTGAACCACCATCATTAACTTTGAAAATTATATCTTTGTCAGAAACTTTTGATTCTACAATAACATCACTTGAAGAATTATGAATACGAAGCATTTCTGTGCCATCGTCTTCATAAACAACTCCACTTGAAGCTGTACCCGCATCTAATGTTATACCACCAGCAGATTCTAAATTAATTGAATCAACCGCTGTACCATCTGATACAACATCTAAATCACCATCTGCATTTGAAGCTACATAAAGTCCTGTATCTCTTAATTGAAGTTTACCAGCACCACCTAATAATACATCGGTACCATCAAAAGTTAAGTTTGCTTCTGCATCTAATTCTGTTGTTGTAGCACCAACGGTTACTAATTCATTCGCTGTTGCATTATTTAATGCTGTAATTGTTCCTGATACTGTAGTCCAATCTAAATTTCCTGAACCATCTGTTTTTAATAATTGACCATCTGATCCATCGGCTGCTGGCAATTCCCAGGCTGTGCCTCCAGAAGATAAAGTTAAAGCTGATCCTGAAGATGAAATATATTCACCTCCACCTGCGTCGTATAAATATAGTTTTGCTGCCCCGGCTAATACAAGATCATCTGTAGATTCGTCCCAAAGCATATAAGCTCCAGAAGTATCACCAAAGAATTTAACATCGTATCCTGTACCATCAACACCAACAGTTACAGTATTATCTATTTGAACGGCGCCATCAATATCAACAGCGTCTAAGTTAGCTGTACCATCAACATCAATATCACCTGCAAGGTCTATTCCTGCTGCACCTGCTAGGACTAAATCATCTGCTGATGTATCCCACAACATGTAAGCACTTGCTGTGTCACCAAAAAATTTTGTATCGTAACCTTGTCCGTCAACACCAGATGTAAATGTAGCGTCTATTTGAACTGCGCCATCAATATCAACAGCGTCTAAATTTGTTGTTCCATCAATATCTGCGTTGCCTGATATATCTAAAGTCGTTGCATCTAATTCTCCTGCAACTGTTAATACTCCATCGGCAAGTGTCATTAAATCTGTATCACTTGTATGTCCAATTGTAGCACCGTTAGTAATAACATTATCAACGGTTAAAGTTGTAAGAGTACCTAAGCTGGTGACACTGCCTTGTGCAGCTGTTGCTAACGTACCTGTTAAAGTTCCTGTGACTGTAAGATTGTCAGCAATTGTTGTTTCTGAAGTGGTATGACCAATTGTAACTGCAATACCTGAAGTTTCTGTTGCAACTTTTAAAGCACCTACGGCATTTGTAATATAAGAATTTGATCCATCATGGTAAAGAGTTAAATCTTGACTATCACCAATTTTTAATGGAGTTGAATCTGTTAATAATAAAGAATCAGCGGATTCATCCCATAAAGCATAGCTTCCTGAAGTTGCCCCAAATAATTTAACATCATAACCTGTGTCATCAACACCAACTGTTAAAGTATTATGTATTTGATGTGATGCAATACCTGTATCAACTAAGTTTGGATTAGTAGCATGATCAGCCGTTGCGTAAACAAGTTTACTTCCTTTATCTGTACTTTTAAAAGTAACTGAACTTCCTGATCCAGAAACGTATTTAAATTGAACTGTGTAAGCACCAGATGTACCATTAACTAAAATATACATCTGTTGAACATCTAAAGGAATTGTTACAACTTGGGCTCCAGTAATAGTTCCAGTAAATTTTATAATTCTATGTCCAAGAACTGCACCGGTTGATCCATCGGAAACAGACAATGCTGTTGTATCCGCTGAACCTGCTATATCTTGTTCAGTATAACCACCAGAAATCTGTTCTATAATTTGTAAATTGGTATTAGTTGTACTTCCCCATGTACCGGCATTTTCGCCGGTTGTCATTTTCTCTATACCTAATCCTGTATATGTTGATGCCATTAAGCGCTCCCTACAAATACTTCAACATCACATGCTGCTGTATCTGTATCCACTGTTATATCTACTAAGTCAGAAAGTCCTGAAGCTAAAGCTGATCCCGCGGCTTTCATGGTATCTACAACACCGCCGCTATTATCACCTGGATAAATAAACGAGTGACCTGCATCTACCTTCATTCTAAATTCTGTATTGTCTTCATCTCTAAACGTTAACATAATATGATTTGATGAATCTAAATTTGTAATTCTAATATATCGTACATCACCATCATCAAACATTCCTGCAACATAACCAACTTTATTAGCAGACACACCTACACCACTAATGGCTGATATAAATCCTATAAGACCGCATTCGGTTGTTGATGCAGTTACAACTCTTTTTACAACTTCATTAACACTGGAAATATCCAAAGATCGTTCAGATCCATAGTCTATGTTGTTAAGAGTGATTGCTTCTTTGACTGATACTGTTAGTGTTGCCATATTCTAATCCTTACGGTGTCTGAGCAGGAACAGGTATACGAGGTTCGCCGTCCGTATAATCATCCCTTCTACGTCTTCCTAATTGTTCTCCACCAAACTTTTGTACTTCGGTCTGATATTTTTGTTCATAGAGTTGTAACATATCCATTGGACCTTTCAAATAACTAAATGCTTCTACCAAGCATGCATATAAAAGTCCATTTCCAAAATTTAAACTTAAATAAGTTGTAGTATTTGCTGAGCTTAATCCTACAGGTCTAGCATTGTAATGAATTTTGTACATAAAAGCTGAAGAAGGTGTTGGCACAATGGTAATTCTTCCTGAAGAAGTTGCTCCTGTTCCTTCCGCTCCTCCAGACATTGCATAATATTTTGGGGTTCCAGTTGTTGTTTCAGCTGTATCGTATTCTCTTAAATAAGAAATATCTTTCTTTTCTAACCAGCTATTAGTTCCTGTTGCTACAGAAGTTGATTCATAGACCTGAATACCTCTTACAAACAGTGTACCAGCTGGAGTATAAACATTGTCTTTTGAAGCAGTTAAATTACCTAGCATTTCTTTTCGATCTGCATCAATTGGAATTTCTCTTTGTATTCTAAGTTCTGAATTATCAATAAATTGATCGGTAATCGTACTTGATAATACAGAAGTAGTAACTTCTGTATAATTTAAAATTGCCGTTGTAAGTGTTGAATAAGTAAATCCTGCCATTATGCTGTCAAGGTTGCCGGACCAGCCGAGCAATTATTGCCTCCCCCTGCGATTCCTCCAGCTGTAGCAGTATTCGTATCTACAGTAAAGTGATAGTAGTCATCTGTGTTAGTAATCGTGCCACTTGAATCTCGTGTACCAACGGTAATGGAATAGCCAGCAGCTTTTGCTAAATTAGCTCCTGTGATTCCATCAAATCCAACTGGATTTTGATAACCATCAGAATCAGAACTTGTCCATATTGGACCTCTAAATCTTACAGTATCTGAAGTATCTCTACCATGAGCTAATTCAAAAACATTTATAATTCCAGATCCTGCTGCAATACTTTCAAAAGGATTTGGTCCTAATAAAACAGAAACTTCATTTTCTGCTCTTGCCGGTCTTGCATACCTTAATCCATGTCCTTCTGCACCATAACGTCTTGGCTTATCTTGAGGATGTCGTGCTTCATATTCAGATTTATGAACAAAAGAACCATTCCATTCTCTTATCATTTCATTATATGGAAATTCCATTCCACTTCGATCTGATATTGCTTTAGCGTATTTTCCTTTTGCAAATGCCATAGTTATCCACTCGGGTAATAAGATTCTGGAGTTATATAAGTGCTTGTAGAAGATCCATCTTCTGACAAAGCTCTTTTTAATTCGTCTTCGTATAATAATTTTAATTCTTGTACTCTTTGTGGTGCATATTTTTGAGCTAAATAAAAAGATAATCCAGATGCCATACAAGGAACAAATCTATAAGGTACATCTGTTGCATCGGTATATGTTGCATCTGCATCTTGTATTCTTTTTACAAAATAAATATGCATGTCTTTTGATGCAGCTGTAGAGTCGGGTGTTGGGTAAATAGTAATTGTTGTCTTGTCGACAAATCTTTGAACAAAATATCTAGAGGGTGTTCCTTTAGATAGTTTATTAGCTAATCCAGAATAAGTAGATCTGTCCGTTTTTGTAAGAGCTGAATCAGATTGAGTTGTTTCAGTTCTTCCAGTTCGGTATGTAGCTTCAAGAACATCTGCAATGCCATAAGTAGAAGACCCACTTGTACCACCAACTGTTACTGAAGAAGTTCCATCACCACTTGCTCTATAAAAAGTATATTCAGCCTGACCTTCAATAAGATCAATATTAGTATCGCCTACTTCCCAGTAGTGCAAACCTCTATTGCCCCATTCTTGAAACATTACATTTAAAGAACGTCTCGCTGTTTTTAATTGATATCCTGAAACAGATTGTAAGCCAATTCGCTCGTAAGCTTCTTCGATAATCTCATCAACAGCAAATGTCTTATCGAACGTTACTGTTCCGGAAGTAGTATTAGCCATTCGCTACCTCCTATGATGGTGTCTTAATAAACTCTGCTATAACCGTGTACATGTTACCGTCATCCGCTAAAGCATCGACAACCATATTAATATCACCGTTTGTATTAGCATCTGTGCTTGGTGGTAATCCACCAAACTCTCTAAAGTCCCAATAACCTGTTCCGACTAAACCAAGCAAAGGTCTATCTCCGTCTGAATCTTCAAAATCTAAACGAGCGTGTGTATCGCCACCATCTCCACTATCACATGCAAACCAAATTCTTTGCAAAGTTCCTAGTGCAGCAGCACCTCCTACGGTACGTGCTGAAGAGTCAAAAAATACTGTTGTGCTTCCATCGCCATCTGATTCGACAACGATTTTTAATACGACTCGTTTTTCGTTTTCTTGTAAGACCTCTGGTCCTGTTACTGTATCTGCCATAATCCCTCCTTAATCAAGATTACTAGATGGGGCCGAAGCCCCATCCTAATGTTTATTTATTAAGCTGTGTATCCCCAAAACTCTATAAGAATTTTTCCAGCCGTGTAGTCTGCATTTGTCGCTGCGCCAGTTGCCATGTACAGATATTTATCTGCTGCAACAGTTGCAAGGCTAACTACGCTATTTAAAGCTAAGTCACCACTGTCACAAATTTGCACTTGGTTAGTTAAACCAGTTACTGCTGCATCTTCTGTTCCAGTTGCTTCATCCGCATACCATAAATTGATATCTGGATCTCCGCCTGCTGGAGCTTCTAGACAAGTTAATTTTCCGCCGAGAACCGTTCCGTTCACAGCTGCTGTAATTTGTCCAATGTGAGAGTTAGCAGTTGCTGCTTTTCCGATGATGTCACCAGAACCAGATGATGCTAAACCTGTTAAGTCAA